TAAAGACTATATTTATACACTTGTAAAGAATGATTACATCATGGAGAAAGGTATTTCAATTACTTACCTTGAACCAAATACAGTTCATCACTTAAAGATTGATAGTGCTGATACTTATGGTGTATCTAAGCTTTCAAAATCCTTATTCTTTGCAAAGATTTACCTTGCAGTATTAATTACTACTATTATGCAAAAAATCTCACGAGGAAGAGATAAACGTGCGGTATATGTAGAAACTGGTTTAGATGCAGATATCGAAGGAGCAATCCAACAGGTTGTTAAAGATATTAAATCTAAAGAAATTACTGCTGATAGTTTAGGTAATCTTTCTACTGTACTTCAAAAGATGGGTAATTTTGAGGATTACTTTATTCCAATGATTAATGGTGAAAAACCATTAGACATTGATACAGTGCCAGGGATGGATGTAGAAGTTGATAATGACTTTATGCAAAACTTATTAAAGTCTATTGTTAGTGGTACAAATACTCCTTTCAACTATATTGATGTTTCTGCGGATGTAGACTTTGCTAGATCATTAGCAATGCAAAATAATACATTTGTGCGTTCAGTAATAAGTCATCAGAAAGAAGTAAGTGATTTCTATACAAGTTTATTCAAAGCTTTATATGAGAATGAATATCCTGATGAAACAGTAGATAGTACAACTACTTCTAATGATAAGAAAGAAGCTAAAACAATTAGTGTAGATACTGATAAAATTAAAGTAGTATTACAAGCACCTGTATATCTTAACATTTCTACATTAAACGATCAAATCAGTAATGCTTCTACTACAGTTGATTATGTAGTAAGTAACTACTATTCAGATAGTGATGATGAGGCTAAAAAGAATGAATTTAAACGTCAGGTAACAAGGGATTTATTACCACATATGAATTGGGATAAATACGATGCTATATATGACACTGTTACTAAAAATGAAAATCGTGAAGCTATTCAGAAACAATTGACTCCTAATGCTGAAGGAGAAGATAGTTCAGATGGTGAAATGAGCTTCTAAATACTTTAAGAACCATAATCTCTAATTAAAGAGATTATGGTTTTTTATATTAAATGTCACCTAGACCAGAACCAGTGATACCACCAGTTAATTCAAAGTCTTGTAAAGCATTACCTGCAACATCAGAATTCTCAGGATCAAACATACCTTCAGTAACGAATGAGTATGTGTTTCTAAGCATCTTTTGTGCAAAGCTATCAATACGTGGAGAAAGGTGAAGATTACCTTTAAACGTAATATCAAGTTCTACTAAGTTTCTGTCACCTTGAGAATAGTTAAGGTGTCCTAATGGAACTTTAGTTGGTAAAACGTTTGTGTAATAAGCGGCAAACTCAATATTCTTTTTATCCACGTTGTTAACGTCAGGACGCATTACAATATATAAAAGTTCACCAGTATGGTTTTTAGCGGCATATTCTAAGCCGTATTGACGAGCGTAAGTAGCAATACCCGTTTCTGGATCAGAAATACCAGTTCCCCATAATTGGTACATATTCTTGATAGGGCTACCAGAATATTCTTGGTGTTTTAACGTAAAGTCAGTATTATTTTTAGTCATACCTGTAGCTACGTTATATTCATTATTGTTGAAACCGTATTGGTAACTTTGAGTTTGTAATTCAAAGTCTCCTAAACCATCAAAACCTTTAAAGTTCTTCTGAGTCATTGCTTTAAAGCCAGGGTATTCAGTTTCTAACCATTTTGGAATTTTAGTCCAGATAATGAAAGCATAACCTGTAACTAATGGGTCAAAGTTTAATTGTTGTAAGTTTAAACCACCTGTAAAGAATGATTTATTCTTAGCAATCGTATTATCATAAACACGAATATCCGCACTAGGTTTAATCATTTTACAACCGTCCTTTCATTTATATAAAATTATATAGTGTGACTAAAAATAGCCACACTATATCTATTACTTAACTACATCTAAACTAATTAAGATACGTTCGATAACGTTGTTGAACTTAATTTTGATTTTAACACGTAAAATCTTTTGAAGTTTATCATAATCAGAAGCTTCTACAGTAGCAGAAATTTCTTCACAGCTACGGTTAGTAATATACTTACTTAAGTAGTTATTTACTTCATAGCTTAGAGCATTGATTGTTTCGATATCTTCAAACTCGAATTGATAATCTTCTACTAAGATCTCAACATTACGTTTAATATCTAATAAAGTTAGAACGTTATTGATATTAGCAAGTGGAGTATTCTTTTCACTACATGTTAACTGAGAACCAATCTTAGTACGACGTGTATCGCTCTCAACATAGTTGATTTTATTACGGTACATTTCTTCCTTATGGTTTTCATTAGGAATGTAGGAAATAGCTTTGTAACCATCAATGATACCACGACGTGGTCCAGCAATAGGATATTGTAAACCGTATTGTTTTGCAATAGACGGAATCTTATTAGCTAAGTAATAAGAGATTGTTACTTTAATATCTCTACCTGTATGTTCATCATAGTTAACAAAGTCTTGAGAGAATAGACCTGCTAATTCTGTAGCTGGAGAGAACTGAGTTTTCTTCCAAGTAATTGCTTGTTCAGGAGTAGCATGGAAACCAGTATCCATCCAAGCGAATATATCACGACGAATGTCACGAGCTAATTGGATCATAGCATTCTTAACTTCTACAGGATAGTTAGCATCTAAAACGTGTTGGAATGGTAACACACGTTTATTAGTGATGTCTGGATCGATTAAACCTTTGTATCCTTTAATTAAAAGATCTTTAATTGCTTTATCACGTACAGAATTGTTAACATCGATTTCTAAATCTCCGTCACTACCGTTAGCGAACTTAATAGGATTATTGAAGTTCTGTAAAGCATTAGTAAAGATAATTGAGTTAAGAGCTACTAATTTATTAGTAGTTAAATCAATATTTAACTTAGCAGTTTTAATAAGAGCAATCTTTCCTTCAGGAGTAGCTAAAGAAGCTGTAACATTAATGCTTTCAGTATTCTTTAAGCTTAATACAGAAGGAGCAGCACTGTTTAGTACTTTATTCTTGATTGTTTCATTCTTGCTTAAGTTGATGTAAGCAATACTTTCAAGAATAACTTGATATAACTTGTCGATGATCAATTCTAATTTGTTATAGATAGTAGCTTTTGTAGAAGCTTCATCAATAACGTTTACATAGCCATCAGCTAATGTTTGAATTAAATCAACTACTTCATTATATAATGTAGCAGAAGCTGAAATTAATGTTTGAATAGATTCTGGAATAGTAGTACCGTAAACAGAGTTTACTAGATTAGTAGACACATAATCATATTCATCACCGATAAGAGTAGTCAAGTATTTCATACCCTCAATTTCAGAACCAACAATACGTCCAAGTTTATAATCAAGAATTTGCTCAGATAATTTGTTGATGTTACCTTTATGAGCAATACCGCTAATAACGATAATTTCTTTCTTATTTGCTTCACGAGTAATGTCGTTTAAGTTCTGTTCAGCTACAACTAATTGGTTACTAGATAAATCACTAGTAGCAGTACGAC